AACATCAGGTTCAAGCGGAAGTTCAGGAACTAGTGGTTCATCAGGATCAAGTGGTACTTCAGGAGCAACAGGTGCAACAGGAGCTGCTGGAACAAGTGGAACAAGTGGAAGCTCAGGAACATCAGGTTCAAGTGGTTCATCTGGTACCTCAGGTACTGTTGGAGCTAGCGGAACAAGTGGTTCCTCAGGAACATCTGGCTCATCAGGTACATCAGGTTCATCAGGTACAAGTGGCGCAGCTACTATAACTAATAATACAAACAATTATGTATTAACTGCTACAGGTACAGCAACTATTAATGGTGAAGCTAATTTAACATTTGATGGATCCTATTTAAAAGTAGGAAGCGGAGCTTCAGCTAATGCTACATTAAGTGTTAAAGGATCAGGTACTACATCCGCAACTAAAAACTTTGTAGTAGAAACAGGCAATGGAACCTCAATTATGGACTTCAGAGACGACACTTATGCCTTCTTTGGATGTGGTCAAACAGGCGGTTCTGCTTCTGGATTTATTTTCCCATACAGTAATACATCTTATACTCAATTTGCTGGCTACAACTACGGAGCTGGTTCAGGAGCATATAAGTCAATCTTAATGGATACTGATACTGTTAGTCGTGATAAAGGTGTATTTGTAGGATATGATGTTTCAACTAACACTCCTCCATCATCCACAGAATTTGCTGTTAGAGGTACAGGAACAACTTCTGCTACTTATTGTGCTCAATTTGTTGATGATTCTAGAACTAGTATTCTAATAGTTAGAAACGACAAAAGAGTAGGTATTGGAACAGCAGCTCCAAGTTATCCATTACATGTAGCTCTAGATGTATCAGGTGATTCAATATATGCCTCAGGAGATATCATAGCATCTTCAGATATTAGAAAGAAAACTGAAATTCAAGTAATTGAAAATGCTATAGAAAAAATTAAAGAAATTAGAGGTGTTACTTTCTTAAAAACGGATACTGATCAAACTAAGAGAAAAATGGGTGTTATTGCCCAAGAAATTGAAAAAGTAGCCCCAGAAGCAGTTTCAACTGATTCTGAAGGATATTTATCAGTAGCATATGGTAACTTAGTAGGTCTGTTAATTGAAGGTATTAAAGAACAACAAGACCAAATAGATAACTTAAAACAAGAAATTGAAAAATTAAAAAATAAATAATTATGGGAATACAAGCCACAGGTACTTTTACTTACAATAACGCTAGTTATGATGCTCCTTATTTTAGAATAACTCCTTATTTAGCTTCTACAGGAGATGAAATTCCTGTTGAAACTAGAATGTATAAGGATTATATGACATTTGTAACTAGTTCTATCCCTACTATGGGTGGAGCTGATAGACATATAACTAGTATAGGTTTTTATATAACAGGATCTTCTCCTATTGATACTTTTGGAACAAATGTAACAGATAAGTATTTATATTGGGTAACATCAGAAGTAGTAAATCAATTAGAAGCTTTATCACCTGGAACTACTTTTACTATTACTAATATAACTACATAACAGTGGCTGTACCTTCTTCAAATATTAAAATAAATGGAGATATCTACAATGAAGCTAATGGAGGTACAGGTACAAATGTTAGTTTTAAAGATCTAGCCTCTTATAGTTATTTTCAAGGACCTAATGGAGATAATACTATCTCTTATAATGGATGGGGCCAAAGTGCCAATGTAGGATTAAATAGAATATATGGTCTTTCAGTTAGTACCTCAGGACCTTTTAGAGTAGAAGATTTCGCTAATTTAACTTATTTTTATGACCAAAGTACTTATCAAGTACAATTAACTGTAATAAATAATTTAACTCCACCTCCTCCACCTCCACCTCCACTTAATAATGATGTACAAGACTGTACCTTATCATTTTATGATAATTCAGGAACTTATCTTTATTTAGCTGGAAACTCAGGAGGTGTACCAACAGGTACTTCTTATGGACCTACAGATATATCTCAAAATAGTACCCCTATTATAGCTCAAGGTTATTGGTATATAGATGTTAATATGGATCCAGGATTTGGAGGAGGATCATGTGATATAGATATAAATGGAACAAATTATGTTGGGGGTGCTGGTATTGGAGGAGGTAGTAATTTATTTGACTGGACAACTTATGGAGCAGCGGCTGTTGCTAATTTTGGAGCAGCAACTGGATTAAGTGTAGTAGTAACTGTTTATTAATATGCCGACTGAAACTTTTATATCAACAAGACAATTTTTAGGTTATACACCTTCATCTACTTTAGAGGAAACTATTTTAAATAAATGTAAAGAAGTAGGTTCTCGATATAGATTAAGTGGAGTTAATCCAAGATATTATTTTTACACTCAAACTTTCTTACAACAGTATTTTCAAGATAAAGTAGGAATCCCACAATAAAATTTGGTTTTTTAAAATAGTTTTATTATATTAGAATAGTTATAAATCCTATATTTTTAAAAATGAAAACCTGTTATATTATTAACTTTTATTTAGGTGAAAGACGTAAACAACTTCCTGAATATACTAATGATAAACTTTTTTTGCTTAAAAAACAAATAGAATATTTATATAAAATAAAAAATTCTTTATCAAAAGTTATTTTTACTTTTAATATTAGAGAAGAAGATTATGAATATGTCTCTGAAATCTTTAAAATAGTACCTAAATTTATTAACGGTACTGAAATTGAGATAAATTTTAGAAATAATATAGGAATGAGTTTTGCTGCCTTTTCAGAATTATTTGAAAAACATAGAAGTAAATATGATTATTTTATTTTTAATGAAGATGATTATTTTTTTGTTGAGGATAATTGGGACATATATCTTAAAAATAAATTTTTAACTTCTCCAAATTGTGGTTATTTTGGAATGGTTGTTAGAGAAGCTAATGGTTGGTGTAATAACAAAAAACATTTAGGACACACCACCGGAATATCTTCAACTAAAGTATTAAATGAAGTTTATAATAAGTTAGGTTCATTACCTCATGTTTTAAGTAATAATTATAAAGATATTGAACAAGTTCAAATTGATTTTACTCATGAAATTGTAAATTTAGGATATGATATATATGATGTCAGAAATGAATATATTGTTGATTTTGCTTTAACTGAGTCCCCTCAAGATGTGTGGATCTTTTTTGATTGGAATGAAAAATATTTATTTAGATCTATTTTATCCTTAATATCTAATAATTATACTTATTGGATTTCTTATGATGATGAATTTAAACTTCATAAAACATAAAATATTATGGAAAATATACATTTATGGATATCAGATATAGGTACGTACTTTGATCGTAATGTTAATATTATATCATGGAGTGATGATTATAAAATAATTTTAGGTAAATATAATTCAATTGGAAGAGATTGTAACTTTTTTCTTCATGCTAACCATAGATCTGATTGGATAACTACATCTTCTCAATTATGGGGACCTGTTACTCCTGAAATTGCTCAAATGCATATGGATATGGGACATCCAACTTGTAAAGGAAACATTATAATTGAAAATGATGTTTGGATTGGTGCTAAATCAACTATAATGTCAGGTGTTAAAATTTCAAATGGTTCCATTATAGCAGCTGGATCAACAGTAACTAAAGATGTTCCCCCATATGCTATTATAGCAGGAAACCCAGGCAAGATTGTAAAATATAGATTTACAGAAGAACAAATTAAAAAATTATTATTAATTTCTTGGTGGAACTGGGATGAACAAAAAATTAAAGATAATGCTATGATAATGTGGTCAAATAATATAGAAAGTTTTATTGATAAATTTATAAATGGATAAATTAAAAATATACGCTCATTGTTCTTATATAGGAAATACAGGTTATAACCACCATACAAGAGATTTTTTTAGAGAATTAAATAAATATTTACAACTAAAAATTAGAAATTTTTCTATAGGAAATTCTTGGGAGGGTATGTCTGACACTCCCCATAATGGTGAGAGTTATTTAACTGATATTGATAAAAGTATGTTGTATCAACAAACTTTATGGACTCAAAAACCACATCGAACTGATATATTAATGTACCCATCAGACTCTAAAAATTTTAGACCGGATATTAATTTAGTATTAAGTGAAACTAATCACCATTATTTTTATGATAGTTATGTTGGTCCTAAAATAGCTTATAATGTTTGGGAATCTACTTTACAACCTGAAGAATATTTTGAAAAATTAAAAGAATTTGATGAATTATGGGTTCCGTCAAAATGGCAAAAAGAAGTAACAATAAAACAAGGATATGATTCTGATAAAATTAAAGTAGTTCCTGAAGGTGTAGATACTAATATTTTCTACCCTGAAGAAACAACCCATGAACTAACATCAGATGGTAGATTTAAATTCTTTTTAGCAGGTAGATGGGATTATAGAAAATCAACTAAAGAAATTATTGAAACATTTTTAAATACATTTACAAATAATGAACCTGTTGATTTAATTGTTTCTATAGATAATGTTTTTGGTAAAGAAATTGATGGGTTTGAAACAACAGAAGAAAGACTAGCTCATTATAATTTAATAGATCCACGTATTAAAATAGTTCATTTTCCTTCAAGAGAAGATTATATTAAAATATTAAAATCATGTAATGTATTTTTATCTTGTTCCCGTTCTGAAGGTTGGAATTTACCTTTAATTGAAGCAATGGCTTGTGGAACACCTTCAATTTACTCCAATTGTTCAGGCCAACTTGAATTTGCCCAAAATAAAGGAATACCAGTAAATATTTTAGGAGAAAAACCAGCTGATATAAACTCATATGCTAGATATAAAATGAGTGATCTTCCAGGTAACTATTATGAACCTGATTTTAATCATTTACAATTAATGATGATGTATTCTTATATAAAACATGATGAATGTAAAAAAAGAGCATTAAAAGAATCAGAAGAAATTAGACGTAATTTTAGTTGGGAAAATATAGGAAAAATAGGTTATAACACATTATTAGAATTTCATAAAAAACATCCCCATATCCCTCAAAATAATAAAATAAACATTAGTTATTTAGAAGGTCCTAAAGTAGAAATCACAGGAGAAAATGATCAGGAATATTATATTGAATTTTTAGATGAAAATAATAATATTGTTCATAAAGATACTATTACAAATAATATGTGGACTAAATGTTCTAGAGTGTATTATACTAAATGGAAAATTAAAGTTAATGGAGATATAATAGATGAATTTACTTTAGATAATAAACGGGTATTAATAGCTTTAGACTCAAAATCAATAGGTGATACAATAGCATGGGCACCATATGCTGTTGATTTTGCTAAAAAACATAATTGTAAAGTTATTTTAAGTACATTCCATAATAATTGGTTTAAAGAATTAGAACCATATAAAGATATTGAATTTTTAGAACCTGGCCAGTCTACAAAATGTGATGTTAAATATCAAATAGGATGGTTTAAAGGAGATTCTGGTAAATGGAATAAATTTGAAATGTATCCTAACCAAGTAAATTTAATTCCTTTACAACAAACAGCTACAGATATTTTAGGTTTAGAATTTAAAGAATTAAACTATGGAATTAATTTTAATATAGGATTAAGACCAAAAAAGAAAAAATATATAGTTTTTGGACCACAAGCAACTTCAGGATGTAAAGAATGGACTTATAATAATTGGAAATCATTAGCTAAAATGTTAAAACAAATTGGTTATGATATAGTTGTTATAACAGGAACTGAATATAAAATATCTTATGGTTTAAATCTGTATGGTAAATCATGGGATGAGGTAGCTACTTATTTACATTACGCCGAAGCCTTTATAGGACTAGGTTCAGGATTATCTTGGATCAATTGGGCATTAGGAAATCATACTTATATGATTAATGGTTTTGTTAAAGAAGGGCATGAATTTACTTCTAATTTAACTAAAATAACAAATGATTTATGTATAAAATGTTGGAATGATCCAGTACATATTTTTGATGCTGGTGATTGGGACTGGTGCCCCGTCTATAAAGGAACTGAATATCAACATATATGTCAAAAATCAATAACACCCTTACAAGTATTTAATAAATTAAAATTATGATAGATTTTACAACTTTTGATTGGGGTACCGCCAATGATTGGTACAAAGAACAAATTATTAAAGAATTTTCAAACTATAATTTATACACTAGACTTTTTGAAGTTGAAGAAAATGATATTGTTGTTGACTTTGGAGCTAGCAATGGTCCTTTTCCTTTTGTAATTAAAGAAAAAAACCCAAAACATGTTTACTGTTTTGAACCTAGTAAAGAAGAATTAACATCTTTAAAAAATAATCTTAATGGTTTAAATTATACAATAATACCTAAAGGTATATCTAATATAGATGGGTATGATGAATTTGAAGTATATGGTTCTGTTAATAAAATTGAAACAGTTGAAAGTATAAGATTTAAAACTTTTATTGATGAATATAACATTTCCAGCATTGATTTTTTAAAAACAGATTGTGAGGGAGGTGAGTATGAAATATTCAATAGAGAAAATATTTGGTGGATAAAAGAAAATATTAGAAAAATAGTAGGTGAATGGCATTTAGAAACTCCAAAACAAAAAGAACAATTTAGAGAGTTTAGGGATATATATTTAAAATTATTCCCAAACCATGATTTATTTTCAGTTGATGGTCAAGGTATTAAATGGGATTTGTGGAATGAACATTTTATAGAATATTATAATCAAGTTATAATCCATATTGATAATCGTTGAATAAAAAACCATGAGTAATATATTGTATGTTATAGATGGTTATTTAACTTCTAAAGATAAATTTGAAGTCACCCTTGAATTAATTAACCAACTTAAAAAATTAGACCCCCAAAGAAAAATATTATTAATTAATAAATTTAATAATTCTTGGGGTATTGAACAATATGTTGACTATTATTGTGAATATCTTGATGGTTTTTTAGTAGGATATCCTCCTAATGATGTATTAGAAAATAAACAATATGATATGCCTTATGTGTATTTTGAGGTAGAAGGAAAAACATTAGAAAATTGGATGCCTCTAGAAGGAGTATCAGACCATGTGGCCAATGTTTATAACGGTTTTATATTTGCATCTAAAGAAGCTAAAAAACTTGGATATGAAAAAGTTTTTAGGATTGAGTATGATATGTTGTTTGATGAAGTTGAATTTCAAACCATATTAGATGACCTTAATAAATTTGAAAATGAAGAATTTTTAATATATGGTAAACGTCAAGAAGGTAAATGGGCACAAAATTACCAATTTTTAATTGATTTACATTTTTGTGGATACTCAAACAAAACACTTCAGGGATTTGATTATGTGAAAAACGATAATGAATTTTGGTCTTTATGTAAAAAAATAGGATATGTTGGTAAATGGAGTGAATATATTCTTGCTATGGTGTTTAATTATAATTTAAAAGAAAACATTCAAGGAACTTTTTACCATAATTTTACTCGAACTCAATTTCCAAATTCCCAATTTGATAGAATTTCATCCTCAGGTTTATGGACTGATAAATGGAAAGACATTCCAAAGATAGCTAGACTTGATGTTGATGGTGGTCACAAACCTGATAAAAACAGATTAGTACTTTTTTATTTAAATATGGATTATGATTCTGTTGATGTTGAAATAGTTTCAAACAAAGGTTATTATAAAAAAGTAACCTTATCTCCTAAAGCTTGGTGTTACGATATTATTGATAGACAAGAAGATATGGTTTTTATGAGTAAAATGATGTATGATAATAAAGAACATACAATAACTACTTATGTGAATAATGACACATATGATAAACTTAATTGTAGATTTATAGCAAAATGAATATATTAATTCCTTTAGGTGGTGTAGGAAAAAGATTTTCTGAATATGGATACCATATGCCTAAACCTTTAATTAAAGTTTTAGGTAAAGAAATTATTTTTTGGCTTTTAGACTCTTTAAAAATAACTAAAGATGATAAAATTTTTATTCCGTATAATGAGTATCTAGAATATTATAATTTTAGTGAAATTATAAATTCAAAATATCCTAATATCCAATTAGCTCCTATTCCTAATACTAGAGGAGCTTCTGAAACTGTATTAATGGGGTTAGATTGTTTTAAAATTGAAGGTAAAGTTATTGTTTTAGATGGGGATACTTGGTATGAAGAAAATATACTTGAAAAAATTAAAACAGTAGAAGAAAACTCTGTTCTTTATTTTGAATCTAAAAATCCAAACCCTATTTATTCTTATATTCAAATAAAAGATAACTCAATTATTAATATAAAAGAGAAAATTAAAATTTCAAATAATGCTAATAGTGGTTGTTATGTTTTTAAAGATTCTCAAACATTAAAAAAACAAATATTAGAAATTGGATTTAAAAATGAACATGAATTATATACTTCTCAAGTTATAGAAAAAATGATTGAAAAAGGGGAAAAATTTATTCCTATTAAAGTCACAGATTTCCATGTACTTGGAACCCCCCAACAAATTATCCAGTTTTCTAAAACATATGATATTCCAAAGAAGAGATTTTGTTTTGATTTAGATAATACATTAGTCACATACCCTAAAATTAAAGATGATTATACTTCAGTAGAACCAATACTTGACACTATTAATTATTTAAAAAAATTAAAAGAAAAAGGTCATACTATTATTATTTATACTGCTAGAAGAATGAGAACCCATAGTGGTAATATTGGAGGAGTAATAGCTGATATTGGAAAAATTACAATTGAAACATTAGAAAAATATAATATTCCATATGATGAGTTATATTTTGGAAAACCTTATGCTCATTATTATGTTGATGATTTGATGATAAATCCAAAAACTGATTTAAATAAAACATTAGGGTTTTATATGGAAGATGTTTCTGCTAGACATTTTAATGAAGTTGAAATAGGAAATACATTTATAAAAAAATCTTTAGATCCTAAACTTCAAGGTGAAATAGAATATTATAAGTGGGTTCAAGATAATGGAACTGAAGAAATTCAAAAATTGTTTCCTAAATTAATTTCTTATACTAATAATAGTTTAGAACTTGAAACAATTGAAGGTATTAATTTTAGTACAATGTATGTAAATAATATTCTCACAACTGATCATCTTCAACTTTTATTTGATAAAATAAAATTATTACATAATAATATAGAAAACAATGAAATATATTATAGTTACCCTAATTTAAGTGATAAATTTTCTAAAAGAATAGCCATGTATGATTATAAACTATATGGTGTAAATGAAGATGATATTATACAAATTAAAGACCAATTAACCTATATTGAAAATGAAGGTTATAAAAGTGTAATGATTCATGGAGATTGTGTTTTTAGTAATATATTATTAACTACTGTGGAGGATATAAAATTTGTTGATGTTAGAGGAATAGTAGGAACTAAAAAAACTTGTTATGGTTTATCTCTTTATGATTATGCTAAAATATATCAATCATTAATAGGATATGATGAAATATTAATGGATAAAAAAATTAAAAAATCATATAAAGACAATTTATTATCTTTTTTTAAAAATCAAGTAAATGAAGACTTTGAAAAAATAAAAATAATTACTAAATCATTAATTTTGTCTTTAATTCCTTTACATAATGATCCTGATAAAATAAAAAAATATATTAAATTAATTAATACTTTTTAAAAAATAATAATATTTATCGCTAAATGGCACTTATATTAAAACAAATATTTGCTACAGGCTCAGACCAAATTTCACAAAACTATTCTATTGAGTCTTGGCATGTATCTCAATCAGTTGATGCTCTAACAGGAGCAGCTGCTTATGATATTACAATTTCAGGATCATTAACTTTAACAGGTAGTGTAAATTCTTTAGATGGATATACAGGTAGTTTAAAAGGTAATGTGACTGGTACAGCAGACTCAGCTAGTAAAGCAAGTCAAATAGTAGTTAGCAGTAGTGTAACTTCAACAAATCAATTTTTAGTGCCTTTTGTAGCAGATAGTACTTCTGGTTATCCTAAATACTCTACATTATTAGTTGATTCAGGATCAGATTATTCTGGTTTATGGTATCAACCATCTACAAACGCGTTATCTGCTTCTTTATTTATAGGAAACTTAACTGGAACTTCTTCTTGGGCAACAAATGTAGTTAACTCACCATCAGTTTCATCTGTTGAAGGAACATATTTTCCAAGTGGTAGTGTTAAAGTTACAGGAGCTTCACTTAAATTTATTGCTGGTGCTGATAAAACAGGTAACCCAGCTACTGCTTCTGTTACTATTACTGAATTAAGTGGTAAAACTTTAGGATTAAATTGTTTTGTAACAGCCACAGTTTCTGGAAGTGCAGGTGTTGGAAATGGTATAGTAGTAAATGGTTTGGCTGGTAATATATTAGAATTTGAAACCCAAACTTTTGACACAGACTTTTTCTATACAATAACGTATATTTAAAAAAAACACCATATTTATCACTGAAAGGGTTTCTACTTAATTGTTTTTATAATAATGAACTTTTGAACAACTTTAACATATTTATAATAGAATAAATTAAAACACAAACATGGCAGAAACACTTTTATCTCCAGGCGTATTAGCAAGAGAAAACGATTTAACAGTTACCGGCCAAGCAGCAGCTACTATTGGAGCAGCTATTGTTGGTCCAACAGTAAAAGGTCAGCCTTATGTTCCAAGAAGAATTACTAGCTTCTCAGAATATTTGACTTATTTTGGCGGTACGTTTTTGAGTGGTTCGACTCAATACACTTATTTCACATCAACAGCAGCTTATAACTACTTCCAAAACGGAGGAGAAAGTTTATGGGTTACTAGAGTAGCTAGTGGTTCATTCACAGCTGCATCAGCAATTTCAATTACCGGTAGTCAAAATGACGGTGATGTTACAGGTATTATTAACACAGTTGAATTAGGCGCTGCTTCAAACCTTAACTCATCAGCTTCATTTACTATCGCTCCATTAAGTTATGGAGCTAACCAAAACAGTTCAGGTAGTATAGATGCTAGTGGTTCATTAACAAATGGTACTATTGATAACTTACGTTATGAAATTGTATCACCAAATACAGCTTCAGGAACTTTTTCATTATTAGTAAGAAGAGGAGATGATAATACAAATAGTAAAGTTGTATTAGAAACTTGGACTAACTTATCATTAGACCCAACTCAACCAAACTACATTGAAAGAGTAATTGGTAACCAAACATTTACAGTTGCTACAGGCTCAAATGGTAAATATGAGTATGTAAATACTTCTGGAAACTATCCAAATAGAAGTAATTATATTACTATTACTTCAGTACCATATAAAACTCCTTATTTCTATGATAACAATGGAAATGCTAAAGCTGAGTTTACAGCTTCAATCCCAGTAGCTCAACAAGGTTACTTTGGAAATGCTATAGGTAATTTAGGAACTAGTGGAGCCGATAAATACTACAACAATATTACTTCTACTAACATTCAAGGTTTAAGTGCTGCTAATATTACTGGTGGTATTGATATCATGTCAAACCAAGATGAATATGCTTATAATGTAATCGCAGTACCAGGTTTAGCTTATGACAATGCTACTGGTATAACTTCATTAAATACTTTAGTAAACAATACTACAAACAGAGGAGATGCTATTGCAGTGATCGATATGGCTTTATATGGTAGTACAGTTACAGCGGTATCTCAATACGCTAATACAATAGATACTTCATACGCTGCTACTTACTGGCCTTGGGTTCAAACAGTTGATCCATTAACAGGTGAATTTACTTGGGTTCCAGCTTCTACTATGATTCCAGCGGTATATGTTAATAACGACACAATTGCTGCTCCATGGTTTGCTCCAGCTGGTTTGAATAGAGGAGGTATTATAAACGCTATTAGTGCTGAAAAGAAATTAACTAATAGTGATAGAAATACACTTTACCAAAACAAAGTAAACCCAGTAGCTACTTTCCCAGGACAAGGAGTTGTAGTATATGGTCAGAAAACATTACAAACTAGAGCTTCTGCTTTGGATAGAGTAAATGTTAGAAGATTGTTAATTGCTTTAAAAACTAGAATCAGCGATATTGCTAATAACTTAGTATTTGAACAAAATACAGTAGCTACTCGTACTAGTTTCTTAAACCAAGTTAACCCATATTTAGAATCAGTTCAACAACAACAAGGTTTGTTTGCTTATAAAGTAATTATGGACGATTCAAATAACACAGCAGATGTAATTGATAGAAATGAATTAATTGGTCAGATCTATTTACAACCAACTAAAACTGCTGAATTTATTTATTTGGATTTCAACATTTTACCAACAGGAGCTACTTTCCCGGGTTAATTTTTTAAAGATAGAATATTTATAATAAAATAATAAAATGGCAATACTAAACGCAAACGAAATTTTCTTTACCGCCTTTGAACCAAAGACTCCAAATAGATTTATTCTATACATAGACGGTATTCCGGCATACTTAATCAAAGGTGTTAACGCTGTTACATTGAGCCAACCTGAAATTGTTCTTAACCATATTAACGTTTATAGAAAAGTTAAAGGTAGAACTACATGGGGTGATATTCAGATGACATTGTTTGATCCTATTACACCATCAGGAGCTTTGTCTGTAATGGAATGGGTACGTATGCATCATGAATCAGTAACAGGTAGAGATGGTTACTCAGACATGTATAAAAAAGACTTAACCATTGATATCTTAGGTCCAGTAGGTGATATTGTATCAGAATGGGTAATTAAAGGAGCCTTTATTAAAGAAGCCAACTTCGGTGATTATAACTGGGATACAGCTGATGCCGCTGTGAACCTTACAATGACTGTTGGTATGGATTATTGCGTATTGAATTTCTAATTTTAAAAAGAAAACATAAAAAGCTCGCGAGAAATCGCGAGCTTCTTTTTTTCTGGCATATTTATATATGATATAAAAAGTTATAACAAAAATAGATTATGGAAAATAACGAAACTCAAGTTGTTCAAGAAACATCAAAATTTAAATTCCCTTCCGAGCACGTAGAATTACCTTCAAAAGGATTATTGTATCCTAAATCAAGCCCACTTCATTCAGGAACTATTGAAATGAAGTACATGACTGCTAAAGAAGAAGACATTTTAACTAACCAAAATTACATTTCAAAAGGTATTGTAGTTGACAAATTACTTCAATCATTAATTCTTACAAAATGTGATTATGATGAGTTATTAGTAGGTGATAAAAATGCTATAATGGTAGCTGCTCGTGTATTAGGTTATGGTTCTGATTATAGTTTTACCTATGAAGGAAATGAATATAATGTTGAGTTAGGTGAATTAGATAATATTGAATTAAGAGAAGATCTTATCGATGAACCAGGTGTTAACTCTTTCAAATTTACTTTACCAAAATCTAAAAATGAAATTACATTTAAATTATTAAATGGTAAAGATGAAAAAATTATTGAAGGAGAAATTAAAGGTATCCAAAAAATTAATAAAAATGCTTCTCCAGAAACAACTACAAGATTAAAACATATGATCTTATCTATTAATGGAGATGATGATAGAAAAACAATTCGTGATTTTGTAGATAATTATATGTTAGCTGCTGACTCTAGAGCCTTAAGAGAATATATTAAAAGTATCCAGCCAGATATTAATATGACTTTTACTCATACTACAGAGGACGGCGTTGAGGAGGACGTTCGTATACCAATTAATCTCAACTTTTTTTGGCCTGACTTCGGACTATAGACTTTATTTATTTAAACAAATACATGAAATAGTATTTCATGGTAAAGGTGGTTATGACTGGCATACTGTCTATAACATGCCTATCTGGTTAAGAAAATTTACTTTTAAATTAATGCTTGACCATTATGATGAAGAAAATAAATCAAATTCATCAGGGGGAGATTCTTCTTCAACAGAAATTGATTTTAATAATCCATTAGCAGCTGCCCAAACTTACAGACAGAATGTAAGAAAATAATAAAAGCTATATGTTTAAATATTTATAACATATAACTTAATTGTAAGATGGCTAAACAAACAGGTAAAGATAAATCCCAAACTCCTCCTAAGGATGATAAAGTTGAAGCTATAAGGAAAAAAAACTTAGAGGAGTCTAATAGATTATTAGCTGAACAGCTAAATCTTGTTGGTCAAATTAAGGACAAAATAACTTTTTTAAATAAAGCTAATAAAGAAAACTATACCCAAAATAATTTAGCAGTAGAATCAGTTAAAAAAGCTACTAAATTAACACAATCATTAGCATCACAATATAACTCTATTAATGACATCCAAAAAGACTTAGCTAAAAATGATAAATTAATAAATGAAATAGCTAGACAAAAAATTACTCTTGAAAAAGAAATAGGTAAAGAAGGAACTGAAAGACTTAAAAACATTAAAGAACAAGAGAAAGGTTTAGATAAATCAAAAGAATTATTATCTAAATTAAGAGAACAAGAAACATTAGGAGTTAAAGGTGCTAAAGAAAAAGCAGATGAATTAGCCCGACAATATTTTGAACAAAGCAACGCTTTAATTGCTGAAAAAGAAAGTCTTAGTATTGAAGAACAAAATTATTCTTTATTACAACAAACAAGCAAAACTTTAGAAGCTAATAATGAGTATTTAAATGAATCTCTTGAAACCCAAAAAGCTCTTACTTCTACAACTGCTGAAACTTTTGATAAAATTGATAGTGCCTTAAATAAAATTGGTGCTGGTGGTATATCAAAATATCTCAAACTTAAGGATTTAAGTACCGAAATGAAAAGATTTCGTTACGAAATGACAGAAGGTGGTACTAAACCATTAAAAGGATTTCCTGGCCTTCTTAAAAGAGCAGCTATTGGTTTTAAATCTTTAGGATCAGTAATTTCAACTGTTTTTAGTCCTTTAGCAATGATAGGTTTTTTCATCAGCGGTGTTCAAAAATTATTTGGACATCTTAAAAAAGGTTATCAAGAAGGATTAGAAGCTGCTAAAAAAATATCTGGAGAAAATGTTTCATTAGCTAGGAGTTTAGGTTTAGCTCAAGGGGCTGCTTCTAAACTAGCGGGTGCTGTAAGAGGAATGGGACCAACTCAAGCCGCCTCAGTACAATCAGCTGAAGCTTTGTATGGTGCTATGGGTGGTACTGAAAAGTTAAGCCAAAAAACATTAAAAACCTTTATTGGATTAAATACATTCGCTGGAATGTCCGCAGAAAACTTAGCTGATATTCATAAATTTGCTAAATTATCTGGAGACGATTCAGGAGTAGTAGCAGAACATATGGCTGATGCTGCTTTATCTGCTATTAAAAATAATAAATTAGCAGTTAGTCAAAAAGTATTATTAGGAGATGTAGCCAAAACTTCAGATGTAATTAAGTTAAGATTTAAAGGCCAAGAAGGAGAATTAGTTAAAATTGTAGCAGACGCTAAAAAATATGGTTTAGAATTAGCTAAAGCTGAAGATATAGCAAATAGTTTATTAAATATTGAAGACAGTTTAGCTGCTGAAATGGAAGCTGAACTCTTAACAGGTAAAGAATTAAACCTTGAAAAAGCTAGAGAAGCTGCTTTAAATGGTGATGTAGCTACATTACAAGAAGAAATAGCTAAAAATGCTGGCTCTATTGAAGAGTTTAATAAAATGAATGTTGTTCAACAGGAAGCATATGCTAAAGCTGTTGGTTTAAGTAGACAGGATTTAGCTAAAATGTTATCTGACCAAAAATCCAACCTAGCATTAAATGGTAATTTGGTTGATGAACAAGAAGACGGATTAGCAGCAATGAAATCAGGAGTTAGTTTAGCTGAAAGAGAAGAAGAAATTGAAAGAGCTAAACAAGCCGCTTCTTTAGGTTATTTTAAAGCTTTAGATCCTTTAGTTCAAAAGATTAGAGAAGCAGCCATTAGAGTTAAAAAAGTATTTGCAGACTGGTTTGGTGAAAAATTACAAAAATTATTAACAGATCCTGAAGTAAAAAAGTTTATTAATGACATGCCTGATAATGCTGAAAAACTGGCTAAGCGTGTTACTGGTATGTTAGATAAGATTGGAGAATTTGTTAAGAATAATCCTATTATTTCAACTTTAGGATACTTATTTGGAGGTAAAGTAGCTGGAGGTGCTATAAGAGCAGCAGGTACTATACTTGGAAATGTAGGAACATTTTTAGGAAGAAAAATGTTTGAAGGACTAGGATGGAAAAAGAAACAAATTGGTGATAAATCTAACCCTTCCTATACAATTGTTGAAAACCTACCAGAAAGTCTTAGCAAAAATATTCCTGACTCATTAAAAGGTCCACAACAAGATAAAAATGGTCAATTTAGAGATGAAAAAGGCAGATTTGCTAAAGATCCTTCTAAAGAAGCTGTAGACGCTGTTAAAGAGGCTTCAGAAGCACAAAAAGAAGAATCTAAAGAACAAACTAATAGTCTTAAAAAACAAGCCAATAAAAACTCTAAAGAACAATCTAATTTAACTAAAAAAGCATCTCGTGATATAAAAAGACAAACTGATAAAAATGCTAGAGATACTAAACGAACTATGCAAAAAGCTAGTCGCGATATTAGTAGATCAAATAGACAACAATCAAGTAGACTTAGAAGAATAACTTCTGGTTTAAGTAGAAATGTTAAAAAATTAGGACGAGATTCTAAAAAGATGTTTAGAGACTTAAACAGAAGTATGAAAGGTATGTTTAGAAGTTTAAAAACTAAAATGAGTGGTTTATTTAGAAATCTAAATAATGCTGTTAGAAGAATTGGAAAAGGAGGAGGAGGAATGGGAGGCATGTTAGGTATGTTAGGTCCAATAGGTATGGTTGCTGGATTAGCATTATCAGCAGGCACTGCTTTAGCATCAGGAGAAGGTCTAGGTGGCGCTTTAGAAGCTATAGACCCAACAGGATTAGTAGGAGCTGTTAGAGACAGAAATGATAATGATATGGGTGGTGACATGGGCGGCGGTTATGATATGGAAATGGCCGCTGGAGGTATTGTTAACAAACCAACAAAAGCATTAGTAGGTGAAGCAGGACCTGAAGCTGTAATTCCATTAAGAGAATTTTATGCTAAAATGGATGAATTAATAGCTGCAGTTAAACAAGGAGGAAATGTTTATATGGATAGTAGAAAAGTAGGTGAAAGCTTAGTAATAGGTGGATACAAAATGGGATAATCAATATTTATAATAAAAATAAATTATGGCACTTTTAGATAGCTTTAAAACATCAAACTTAACAATTAATAAAGACCCTCAAAAGTATAGCCAGGTTTCTAGATTAGATAATGTAAACGCTGGTGCTTCTATATTAGATATTGATAGTAGACAACCTAGTACTTATAGTCAAGTTTCAAAATTAGATAATCCAAATGCTTCAACTTCTCAATTAAATAGAGATGATGCTATTGCTGGTAAATCACCTCAAAAATACACAGTTAAAGATTAATAAATGAGTTTAAAAAATTTATTAACTAATCCTCAAGATTTTAAGTACACCTATAATTCACGAAAAGGTGTAACTGATACTTATCAGCCATATACTGAAAAAGGATATCCTACTGGAGGAGCAGGTAATAATTTTAAAAACTTAAAATATAGTGGTGATTCACCTGGAGGAGGTAATAGTCCTTTTTTAAATAAATTTAACAAACAAGATTGGGTTAAAAACCCAATTCCTGCTTTTCCAGCCCAAGATATTCCTGGATTAGGTCTTGACCAACTTGTTAGAGGAGGAACAGCTCTTAAAACAGCTGTCCCTAGAGATATTAATAGAATGACCCGTTTTCTTTCTTCAGAAAATGGAATAGTTTTTTTAGCTAAACAGTTTGGTTTATATGTAGCTGAACAAATACAATTATATGGTCCTGATCAAACAAAATGGAAAGTAACATATAATCCAACTTCACCTTTAGTTAACACAACTTTAGCCCCAACAGGTCTTCATTTAGCAAATGTTATTTTATCTAATGGTGGTCCTTCAGGAGTAAACCAAGGTGCTGGTTATTTATATGGTCAACCTAATTTATTAATTCCTAGAGAAACTAGAAGTCAATATGGTGAAGGTAAAACATATTTACAAAAACCAAAAGATTTTGGTAATGAACAAAACATAAAGGATAGAGTTGATAAAATAACAACTGCTGCTTTATACAGAGACTTAACAGCAAAATCTGATTTAGTAAAAGCAGATACAGTTCCTTTTTATATAACTGTTATTAACAATGATGGTAGTGGAAATAATACTTACATTCATTTTAGATCATATATAGAAGGTTTAGCTGATAGTTTTGGTGCTGATTGGGGTACTCAAAAATATATGGGTAGAGGAGAAAATTTTTACTTCTATAATGGTTTTTCTAGAGATATTTCATTCACATTTAAAGTACCTGTATTATCAGCTTTTGAACAACGATCTGTATATTCAAAATTAAATTATTTAGCATCAATAATGGCCCCTGATTATTCAAATGGTGGGTTTATGAGAGGTAATTTAATAAAATTAACTATTGGAGATTATTTAAAAGATGTTCCTGGAGTATTAACTTCTTTAAATTATACTATTAATAATGATGCTGGTTGGGATATTGGTTCTGAAGATAATAAATCTAACAATAATACAGGAGGATGGGTTATGCCTAAATTAATTGAAATATCAGGATTTAACTTTAAACCTATACATTCTTTTATACCTAAAACAGTTAATCCTGATTATATTACTACAGGAAATGGTGGATTTGTAGATGCTCCTTTTATAAATTATGGTAAATTAAACAGTGATACAAACAATGGTGGAGGATACGGTGGGGGTGTTATAAAAATAAAAGAAAAACCTAATCCTCAAACACCTATTACACAAAATCAAGACCTAACTGGAGGAGCAACTCCTCTATAATAATCTATGTAACTAATGGCTAACAGATACAATTCAATACCGTTAAAATCTAGTCAAGGAACTCCAAATAAGTTCCCTACAGCTATTTATCAAACAGTTAAATACCCAGAAATACCATTATCAGTAAATGATACATATGCTATAACAACTTTAGGTGATAGATTAGATTTGTTAGCCCAACAATTTTATGGAGATTCAAGTTTGTATTGGATAATAGCTTGTGCTAATCCGGATAAAATAGGATTTTCATCGTTATTTATAAATGAAGGAACAGAAATTAGAATACCTTCAAACGTTTCGCAAATAAAAGCTTTGTACAATCAATTAAATACAGTCTAAAAAAATGGGTAAAAGAGGAAATATTACAGGTGAATCCTTTGATGTTGAGGTTATAAAACAAATTGAAGCAAGACAAACATTTATGGGTGTAAACCCAAAATTAGATAAACATTTACTTTATCAAAATAACAAAACAGCGTTTGTTAGATTAGCTTCTTCTATTAATATAGAATCAAATAATTTACTCTCTAATCAAACTTCTAATCTTTTTGGTCTTCAAACACCTCCAACTCTAAGTATTTTTGATCAAGAAACATCTACACCACAAGATTTTTTAACAGAAGAATCTACAAAACCACTCCAAGATAGAAATCTTCCAACTTTTTTACAAGGAAAATCTTTAGCAGAAGAATGTGTTTTATTTGGTGGAACAGTCTCTGTTAACACCGATGATAAAACATTTGCTCAAAAATATGGGGTAGGTGAAGGAGATAACAGCCCAAAAGGATATGGAACTGAAAACATTGACCTATCATCAACTTCAGTTTATGGTTGGGGTGGATTAGGAGAACAAGGTTATAGACCAATGCCTGGTATTTTAGATGCCAATATTTCTTATTATAACAGAGGTGCTTTAGCTAAAGCAACTGTAAATTGTAAAGTATATTCTGTAGAACAACTTCAAATATTTGATTTATTATATTTAAGAATTGGTTATACAATGCTTTTAGAATGGGGACATAATATTTACATTGATAATACTATAAGAGATAACCAATGGGATCCTAATTTAGTTAATAGACCTACTTTTTATACCAAACCGTTTAATAAATTTTTTGATAACAAATCAACCCAAAATGATATTATAGATTCTATTAAAGAACAAAGAAAAGATGACTATTACAACTATGACGCTATGTTAGGTAAAGTTGTAAACTTTACTTGGAAATATAATAATGATGGATCTTATAATATTACTTTAAATTTAGTTGGTTTAGGAGATGTAATTGAAGCCCTTAAAATAAATACCTCAGTAGCAGGAAATACAGGAGCTAAACCTTCAGATCTATTAAATGAAGAAGAAATAAAAGCAAGAGAACTTGAAGCTGAAATTGAACGAATAGAAGGCCAAGTAACTGCAGCGGAAAATGCCGTTGTCTCAGCCCAAGCTGCTTTAGATGAAGTATCAGATAGCACTGATTTACTAACAGCCACTGTTGAAACTTTTATCACTAGAGTAGGAAAGTTAAGTTTAGATACCGCCTTATCTACAGCAACTGTAACAAAAATATATTCTCAAGGTAAACTTGATACAACAGGGGCCATCATAGATGACAATGTTGCAGGTTCGGCTTTCAGAAACATTACTCTTGGAGCAGTTAATGCAGGACTTTCAGCATTAGTTCAGTCAAAGGGAGGTAGTAGTGGTCAAGTTTCTCTTTTAGCTGGATTAAAAAATCCTTTACCTAAAATCAATGATTCTTTACTTCTTCAATATATTGATAAAAAAGATTTTGTCAACTCAGATAAACTAATAAATCAACTATTTGCTGATATAGAATCTTCATCTAGTGATTTTCAAACTAGTATACGACGTATAATCTTTAAAGCACTTAACCCAGGACTTTACTCAAAAGAATCACAAATTATAATTGATCTTTTTAATGGAGGAAAACCAGTTTCCCTTAGTAAAAAAACAGGACCAGGAGCTGTAACTGCATCAGAATACTCTCGTTTACTTACTATAGAATCAAATAGAGTAAAAATAAGTGCTGGGGTAACTCCCCTGGATACAACAAAAAAACCATTAGATTATTCATATTCTGAAATTAAAAGTGAGTTACTAAAGATATATAATAAAGTAAAAGAAGAAGGAAACCAAAAAAATGAATTAGCCAAAAATGCCGCAGGTGCTTTAGCAAGAGCAACTGCAACAAAACAAGCAGCACAAAGACGTCTTAAACAAGCTCAACAAGAATTAGCTCTTTTAAAAGAAAAATTTGAAAATTTTCCACAATCTGCTGCAGAATATAGAGATAAAAGTAATTTTAATAGACAATTATATCTTTGGATTGAATATATTAAAAATTCAGCTAATAAAACAACTGGTGAAATTAAAGAAACTATAGAATTAAATGATATTCAAAAACAAGTTATAGAAAGAACTTTAAAAGATCAAGGATTTACTAAAGAACAAATAACAGAAGAATTTAAAAAATTTACAGGTGAACAATTAAACAATATAAAAAATCCTGATTTTTGTAAATTAAATTTTCAAGCAGTATCCCATGATGCTTCAACTGGAAGATCAACATTTGATATTACTCAATATTATGTTAGATTTGGTTATATGTTAGATTGGATGACTTATAACTTACTTATTTATGATGATAGTAAAAAATTTGATATCCCCCAAATAACTACTCCTATATCAGGTTCTACCCCAGGAATGACAGCATCCAAAGGACACCCTTATCTAACTATAGATACAGATGTTGAAGCAAATATTTTAAAACATTTTCCTTCTCAAATCTCCTCAGATCCTAAAATTTGTATTATACCTATAAATTATACTAAACAATTTAAAGGAAAAAAATCAAATACAGTTACAGATTCTAAAACTAAAAAACAAACAACAACAATTGAAGATTTTGAAGCAAATTTTAATTGGATTAGTCTAAATGGAACAAACCCAAATCAACCTAACTTAAAAAATTATTTTATTGAAGGTGAAAAAGATGCCGCCCGATTAATGAATATAATGGTTAATATTGATTTTGTAGCTGATACTTTAGCCCAAAACGTTGATCCAAATGGTAAAGTAACATTATTAAGTTTTTTAAATAGTGTTTGTATGTATATTTCTGATACTTTAGGGGGTGTAAATAAATTAAACACAGTCTATGATGGAGACTCAAACCAAATAAAAATTGTTGATGAGAATGGAATTGGTTTAAGTTTTAATAAAGTAGAAGTTAAAAAGGCTGAACCAGTTATTCCTGAAATAGGAAGGTTTAGAGCTTATGGTTTACAACCAAGTACCCAAGGTAGTTTTTTAAATGACATTGATTTCCAAGTCCAATTACCTCCTAATATGGCTTCTATGGCTACTATATCTGCCCAATCCTCAGGTAATATTGTAGGTGAAAATGCTACTGGTTTATCTAAATTAAATACTGGTTTAAAAGATAGAATTATTCCTAGTAAATTAGACTCACAAAGTATAAAAGCAAAATCAAATAATAATACTACAACTGACCCAAATGTTATATTTGGTGATAAAATAAATCAAATGAATACTTTTGTTGAAGATATATATGAAAACAATAAATATGATCCTCAAAATATTGAATCATTAAAATCAATTAACCGAGATGTATCTTTATTTGAAGTAGGAATAAAAGCTGAAAAAGAAGAAATACCCGCTCCTTTCTTTATACCATTTAATTTATCCCTTACAATGGATGGCCTTTCAGGGATGAAAAATTATGAACGATTCTCCATTACAGAAGAAATATTACCATATAGTTATAGATCATCAGATGCATTAGAAGGTGGAGTTATTGATTTCTTAATCAAAGGTATTTCCCATACTGTATCTAACAACCAATGGAAAACAAAATTAGAAAGTTTAACAGTAAGTTCAATTAGAAGACCTAAAAAATAATGGCATATTATCCTAAAAATAGAATAGTAACAGATTTATATACTCGTGGAGGAGAATTTTCTATTTCTATTACAGGAGCTGAATATACAGGATATTATTATAAACTTTATAATGGAACTTTCTTTACAGGTAAAACTCCAAATGATGGTCCTAGTCAAGAATTAATTCCTTTAGTAGAAACTATTACTGAAGATGATCCTCTTGTAGTTACTTTAAGTAAAGATACTAACCCTGTTCTTCAAAGATATGTTGGTTTATTAGGTAAAGACCCTGAAGATAAAAAATTACCTACTCCTTATTATCCAAAACCAACAAAACAAGATTATGAACTAGGAGAAATACAAAGATATTTTTCTAAAAAAATAAATGATAATCTCTTTATTGAAATTAATTCAACTGATTTTGAAAATTTATCTTCTGAAAATAGTTCTTATCTATGGCAATACTATACTACATTTTCTATACCATGGGAAATCTCAGGTATAAAAGAAGAAGTAGAACAAATTAATAAAAAAATAGTTGCCTTAGCTGAAGTCCAAAATAAAGCTCTTGGGTTTAGATTATTTATTAAAAAAACAGGAGGATATTTAAAATTATACAAATAAAAAAACATAAATATTTATAATAGATTATGGCATTGCAAGAAGAAAACTCATCATTAAAAGCTAAAAACTTTGGTAAAGCAGAAGCTCAAACAGCAGATTCTATCCTTAATAGAATTAGACAAAGTGGATTTTTAAGACCTAATAATTCTAGAAGAGAAGATAGACAATTTGTTCCTGTTCCTGTTGTTGAATCACCTTCTGCTAATTACTATAATCCTCCTGCAGCTGATGCTGATTATCAGTCTGTATTAACATATGCTACAGATCAAGGATATGTTTTACCTTCTCAAACTGTTCAAGAACTTGGAAGTGCTTTAGTTACTACCTTAAAAACAGAAGGTGTATGGGATAAATTAGATTTATTTTATATGTTCGCTACAGATGGTGATGAAGATTTTGCCTCTATAAATTGGAAAAATACTTCTTCTTATGCTGTTGATAGAATTAATTCTCCATCATTTATACCATCAACAGGATTTACTGGAAATGGTACAAATGCTTACTTAAATACAAATTGGATCCCAGCATCAGGTTCTAATTTCTCTCAGTCTTTTTCATCTCATGGATGTTTTGTTTATTATAATACTCCTAATATACAAGTATCTAGAGCTAATGTTGGTTTCCATGGACATATATCTGGCAGCGGTGTTTATAATATAATAAACATTTATAGTCCATATTACAGTAATTCTTTTTTTGGTTATTATACTAATACTTCTGGTGCTACACAGTATGAATACAAACGTGGAGTAATAGCTCCAAGGTTTTTATTAGCTAATGTAACTGCTAGTACTCTACAACCTTATGATAATGCTAATAATACTTTCCGAGCTTTAGCTACTGCTTCTGTAACAACATCTACTTTACCAACAAGTTCTGTTGTTATTTTACAACGTGGTATAAATGGATCTAACTGGTACACTCCTAGTGGTATTTTTATTCAAGCGGATTTTTGGGGAAGTTACTTAACAGAAGATGAAGCAACTACTCTTTATACATCATTAAATACTTACCTTTCTAATATTTAATTATAATTTGGTCTTACAAAATCTTGATACTATATTAATAGTAAATCAAGGTTATGTTTTGGTTAATAGAGACAGAAGAACAATTAGATTATTTAAAACAAAAACCTATAGAAGAGGCGTTTGTTGAAGTAATTCCTTATCATGATAAAGTTCATCCTGCTCTAAATGATGTTTCATTAGTTTATATTAGACCGTTTAACGACAACAAAGGTTATATATTGAGCGTTGACCATAGTGAGACTTTCTCGCTTAATAAAACGGTTATAGACAGTATTCTACGAAATATAAAGCGCATATGGGTTCGAGATAAAAAGCAAACACTATATTACTTTCAAATCAAAAGCTTGCTCGACCTTTCCATACTTAACCCTACGTATATACAAGACGAATTACCTGTTTACTCGCATTTTTATAATACAGATTACCCAAAAGTAAACAAACTTATTCCAGTAGGTAAACATTACGAAAAATACGAACATATTTATATACAGGTTCGTAGTATAATACCTAAAGAACTACCATCATACTTTGATTTTTACAATAATAAAGTGGTATTAGCTTTTTTTGGAATTGAAAAGAATGGAATTAATATAGATAAAGAAGAATTTGATAAATACTATGAACCAACTAAAGAATTTTATTCTGTTAAAGACAATAGAGTTTATACCAATTACAATTTGGTTACAACAACTCGTAGACCAAGTAATACTTTCAATGGCATTAATTTTGCCGCTTTAAATAAAGAAAATGGCTCAAGGAGAAGCTACATATCGAAGTATGGATTCGTGGAGTTTGATATTAGTGCATACCATCCCAATCTTGCTTCTCGTTTGGTTGCCATGGATTTTAATGGACAGGATGTCCACCAAACGTTCGCTTCGCTCTATGGCGTTTCATACAAAGAAGCAAAAGAACTTACGTTCAAACAACTTTATGGTGGCGTATTTAAAGAGTACGCGCATTTGGAATTTTTTCAAAAAGTAAGTAAGTTTATTGAAGAGAACTGGAAAGAGTTTAATGAGCAAGGAAGGGTAGAAGTTCCGTACTCAGGGTATATTTTTGAGAAGGAAAAGTTGGACAAAATGAATCCACAAAAACTTTTTAATTATATGTTACAAAACATAGAAAGTGCTGTAAACACATATATACTGATGGATATACATAGGTTACTGAGAGGGCGCAAAACAAGGATTGTGTTGTATACTTATGACAGCTTTTTATTTGAACTTGGAGAAAACGAAAAAGATATAGATATTGAAATAGAAAACATATTTAAAAAATATAAGTTATTAATTAAGAAAAGTTATGGAAACACCTACGATTTTACAGAGGCCTAAATATATGTATGGAGGATACGATTTTGATCCAACTAATATACGTGACGTGAATAATAAGTTATTTTGTACCTTTACTAGCCTAGAAGATTTAGATGAACTAGTAAATGGAATCACAAGCTCATACTCTATAATGTATAATAAAATGTTTGTCTTGTACGTTAAAAGTACAGATGAATATGTTGTTACATACAATGTTGAGCAAGGTAATGTAAGTGATATTCCTGAGAATACTATTTTAGTACATAGAAAAAAAGATACTAATACACTCTATACAATAAATGCTCTAAATGAGTTAATTAAAAAATTAAATGGTGGGGTTGTTGATCCACAATATAGAGTGAGTTGGCAACATTATAGAAACTGTATTTTATTGACTAACCATAATGAGTTAAAGCAATTAAATACAAAAATTTATAAGATTATTGAGCTATAGTTTGGCCCATTAATCAGTTTTTATTAAATTAAGTTATAAACAATGTATAAGTTATGGATTTGAATGAAATTCGCAATCGATTAAACGCTATGCAGAGCAAATCTGCTCCAAGCGGTGGAGGTGACAAAAAAAACATTTTTTGGAAACCAAGTGTAGGTAAGCAGACAGTACGAATTGTACCGTCTAAGTTTAACAAAAATAACCCATTTTCAGAGGTTTATTTCCATTATGACATTACTAACCGAGTAATGATTTCTCCAACCAACTGGGGTGAAAAAGATCCTATTGTTGAGTTTGCTAAGTAACTTCGTGGAACAAATGATAAGGAAAATTGGCGTTTGGCTAAAAAGTTGGATGCTAAAATGCGTATTTTCGCTCCTGTTATTGTTCGTGGTGAAGAAGCAGAAGGAGTTAAATTGTGGCAATTCGGTAAGGAGTTGTATATGGATTTCTTGAACTTGGCAGATAATGAAGACATTGGTGATTTCACTGATGTAGCAACTGGTCGTGATATTGCTTTGACTACAGTAGGACCTGAAGTTACAGGCACTAACTACAACAAAACAACCATTATGCCTAAGGTTAAAGAAACTCCATTGAGTGCTAATGCTGAAGAGGTTCAAAGCTGGTTAGAGAATCAACCAAAACCAGTAGATGTATTTAAAAAGTATTCTTATGATGAAATGAAAGATGCTCTACAGAAATGGTTGTCACCTGATGAACCAGAAGAAGGAGACATCATTGATGATGAAAACGAACCAGAAGCTGAAGTAGTTTCTTCTACTAAAAATTACACTCTTAAAACTCCAACTGCTCCTAAAACAAGCAAAGCAGAAAAATTTGATTCTTTGTTTGATGAGGAAGATGATGACTTGCCATTTTAATTTAATTGAATATGCCTAGACCTAAGAAAAATGAATCACTTACGGCTGCTGTCTCTGCTGAGATTAGAGCCAATTTTAATCTTGATAAATTCAAGGAAAAGAAAATGCTTAACAGTAATGTTAAGTTTAAAGAACAAAAATGGATTCCTCTTAGCCAGGCATTTCAAGATGTTACATCTGTCCCTGGAATTCCTCAGGGACACATTGTACTTCTTAGAGGTCACAGTGATACAGGTAAAACAACTGCTTTGATTGAAGCTGCTGTGAGCGCTCAAAAAATGGGTGTTTTGCCTGTGTTCATTGTAACTGAAATGAAATGGAATTGGGAGCACGCCATGCAAATGGGTTTGCAAGTAGATCTTGATGTAGATGAGGAAACAGGTGAAGTTATTAACTACAGTGGTTTTTTCCTCTATGTTGATAGAGAAAGTTTGCATACTATTGAAGATGTAGCAGCATTTATTTTAGATATGGTAGATGAACAGAAAAAAGGTAATTTGCCTTATGATTTGTTGTTCTTGTGGGACTCAATCGGTTCTGTACCATGTGAAATGTCTGTTAAATCTAATAAAAATAACAATGAATGGAATGCAGGTGCTATGTCAACCCAATTTGGCAACAATGTAAATCAGAAAATTACACTTTCCAGGAAGGAATCATCTCCTTACACTAATACTCTCTTATGTGTAAATAAGGTTTGGACAGCTAAAGCTGAAGTACCTATGGGTCAACCAAAACTTATGAATAAGGGAGGCTTTGCAATGTGGTTTGATGCCACATTTGTAATTACTTTTGGTAATATCGCTAACGCTGGTACTAGTAAGATTAAAGCAATTAAGGATGGTAAACAAGTAGAATTTGCCAAACGTACTAACATCCAAATTGACAAAAATCATATTAATGGTGTTACAACCAGAGGTAAAATTATCATGACTCCTCATGGCTTTATTAATGATGTTGATAAAGAAATTAAAGCCTATAAGGATGCTCATGCCAATGAGTGGATGAAAGTTCTAGGCAGCATGGACTTCGATATTTTCGAAGAAGATGAAACATTTGAGACTATGAATGTATTTGAACAAGAGCCAGATTAATATTGGCTTTATTCAAAATATTTGTTATATTCATAGTAATGAACAAAAAAGAACTTTTACAGCTTCTTGAAACCATGGAACAAGAGACGCCTGTCTCAAACCGACATGATAGGGTTCTATTAATAGATGGATTAAATTTATTCTTTAGAAATTTTACAACTATCAAGTATGTTAATGAGGCAGGTGCTCACGTTGGTGGTTTAGGAGGTTTTATTCGCTCACTTAATTTTCTAATTAAGCAAATCCAACCAACATCCGTATATGTAGTATTTGATGGAGTAGGTTCTTCCACTAACAGGAAGAATCTGCTCCCCGAATACAAATCAGGTAGAAATTTAACTAGAGTCACTAACTGGGATATTTTTGATTCATTAGAAGATGAACATGATTCTAAAGTTGACCAATTAGTTAGATTGATCCATTATTTGAAGTGTTTGCCTGTTAAAACAGTTAGTATTGATAAAGCAGAAGCAGATGATATTATTGCTTTTCTAAGTAAGAAATTACCTGAAAAACATGACTCCCAAGTCTTTATAGTTTCTAATGATAGAGACTTTATGCAACTAGTAAATGATAAAGTTATTCTTTACCGACCAGCTGAAAAAGAATTTTTTGATAAAAAAGCTGTTAAGGAAAATTTTGGAGTACTAGTTGAGAATTTTATTTTATATAAAACGCTAATGGGAGATAATTCGGATAAAATTGAGGGTGTAAAAGGATTAGGTGAAAAAGGATTAAGAAAAAAGTTCCCTGAATTAGCTGAACGCCCTATGTCTTTTAGTGATTTAATTAATTTATGTGCTTCAAAGTATAAAGAGAATGTAACATATTCTAAAATTGTATTTGATGCTGATAGGTTAGAAAAAAACTATAAGGTTATGGATCTAAGCAATCCTATCATTAGCCAAAATGATGAAATGTATTTAGAAGAATTTATTGACAAAAAATCACCAGAACTAAACTTAAAAGCATTTATGCGTTTATATAATGAAGATGGTTTGGGTAAAACAATTCTAAATACTGAGTTTGTAATTAATGAGGTTTTTAAAGTATTAAACAGTTATAGATAAAAAAGTTATATGACATTAAATAATTTATCCCAATATGGAATGGGATTTCAAATCAAAGTATTATCTTCCCTACTAACACATAAGGAATTTCTACTAAATATTCAAGATGTGTTAAGTGAAGAATACTTTGATAATCAAGCACATAAATGGATCATTAAACAAATTCTAGATTACTTCCAGAAGTACCATACAGTACCTTCAATGGATGTACTAAAAGTAGAGTTAAAGAAAATTGATAATGAAGTACTTCAAGTATCTATTAAAGAACAACTTCGTGAAGCTTATAAAGCCTCTGATGAAGATCTTAAATATGTTGAAGAAGAATTTTCAAACTTTTGTAAAAATCAACAGCTTAAAAAGGCGTTATTAACAAGCGTAGATTTTCTTAATGCCGGAGATTATGACTCTATTAGGTCTATGATTGATAACGCTTTAAAGGCGGGTCAAGACAAAAATATTGGCCATGAGTATAATAAAGATACTGAGTCTAGATATAGAGAAGATAATAGAGTAACTATTCCTACTCCTTGGGAACCATTTAATGATCTTTTAATGGGTGGTCTTGGAGGAGGAGATTTTGGCCTTATATTTGGTAATCCAGGTGGTGGTAAATCTTGGTCATTGGTTGCTTTAGGAGGCTGGGCTGTTAAGTTAGGTTATAATGTACTCCATTATACTCTTGAGTTAGGTGCAGATTATGTTGGTAGACGATATGACGCTTTCTTTACTAATATTCCTGTAAATAAAATTTTACAACATAAAAATAAAGTTGAAGAAGTAGTACCATCATTAGAAGGACAGCTAATTATCAAAGAATACCCAACAGGTAAGGCATCTATTTCAACAATTGAATCACATATTAAAAAATGTATTGATTTAGATTTCAAACCAGACCTAGTAATTATTGACTATGTTGACCTTCTTCGTTCAAAAAGAAAAAATCGTGAGCGTAAGGACGAAATAGATGATATTTATATTAGTACTAAGGGTTTAGCTAGAGAATTAAATATCCCCGTTTGGAGTGTATCTCAAGTTAACCGTGCTGGTGCAAAGGATGATATTATTGAGGGAGATAAAGCAGCTGGTTCTTATGATAAAATCATGATAACCGATGTTGCAATATCCTTATCAAGGAAACGTCAAGACAAAGTAAATGGAACAGGAAGATTTCACATCATGAAAAATCGCTACGGTATGGACGGCCTAACGTTCTCAGTGAAAGCAGACACTTCAACTGGTCATTTTGAAGTATCAAATCATGTCATAGACGATGAAGACGAACCTCAAACTCAATCCAACAGCACTAATTTTGGAGGAATTGATTCAGTAGATAAAGCCCTTATTAGAAACAAATTTTTCGAACTAACAACCTAAATTTATTATTAAAAAATGTTAACAACAGAATCACAAATTTTGTCGGAAATCACTACCCACCTTAAGTATGCAAAATACGTCCCTGAAAAAAACAGACGTGAGACTTGGAGTGAGTTAGTTACCCGAAACAAAGAGATGCACATTGAAAGATTTCCTCAATTAGCTGAAGAAATCGAGTCCGCTTACAAGTATGTTTATGATAAAAAGGTATTGCCATCTATGCGATCAATGCAATTTGCTGGCAAACCTATCGAAATAAACAATGCCCGTATTTTTAACTGTTCCTATTTACCTATTGATGATTACAGAGCTTTTTCTGAAATTATGTTTTTGCTACTTTCAGGATGTGGAGTAGGATATTCAGTCCAAACTCACCATGTAGAAAAATTACCTGAAGTAAGAAAACCACTTAAGTGGAAACGTTATCTAGTAGGTGATTCAATTGAAGGTTGGGCTGATGCTGTTCGTATGTTGACCAAAGCTTATTTTGGTTATACTTCAACAGGTCCATTATTTGATTTTAGAGACATTCGTCCAAAAGGTGCCTCACTTATTACTGTTGGAGGTAAAGCACCGGGTCCTGAGCCATTGAAAATTGCTTTAGTACATGTACAAGCTATTTTGGACCGTAAACAAGATGGTGAAAAATTAACAACTTTGGAAGCCCATGATATTATTTGTCACTTAGCTGACGCTGTATTGTCTGGAGGTATTCGTAGAGCTGCTTTGATCTCATTATTTAATTTAGATGACCAGGATATGTTAACTTGTAAATTTGGGAACTGGTGGGAAAATAATCCTCAACGAGGAAGATCAAATAACTCAGCTGTGTTGTTACGTAGTAAAATTGATAAAGAAACATTTTTGGATTTGTGGAAGAAAATTGAGGCATCTAATAGCGGAGAACCAGGATTCTTATTTACAAATGATAAAGACGCGGGTACTAATCCATGTGCTGAAATTAATTTGAAACCAAACCAATTTTGTAACTTATGTGAAATCAATGCCTCAGATATTGACTCACAAGAAGAATATAATGCAAGAGCTAAAGCAGCAGCTTTTATTGGCACATTACAAGCCTCATATACTGACTTCCATTATTTAAGAGATATTTGGAGAAAAACAACTGAAAAAGAAGCATTGTTAGGTATTGGAATGACAGGTATCGCTTCAGGAGCTATTTTTAACTTCAATATGAAAGAAGCGGCTAAAGCAGCAGTTGAAGAAAACGCCCGTGTAGCTGAAATTTTAGGTATTAATAAAGCAGCTCGTGTTACTACAGTTAAACCATCAGGTACCACTTCATTAGTATTAGGTACAAGTTCAGGTATTCATGCTTGGCATGATGATTATTACATGCGTCGTATTCGTTTAGGTAAAAATGAAGCATTGTATCAATATCTTGCCGTTTACCATCCTGAAATGTTAGAAGATGATTTCTTCAAACCTGAAATCCAATCAGTAGTATCAGTACCACAACGTGCTCCTGAAAATGCAATCACACGTAAAGAATCAGCTATGGACTTATTAGAACGTATTAAAACAATTAATAAAAATTGGATTAAACCAGGTCATAGAAGAGGTTCTAATATGCATAATGTATCAGCTACAGTAACTATTAAACAAGATGAATGGGATACAGTAGGTGAGTGGTTGTATGAAAATAAAGAATATTTTACAGCTTTATCTTTCTTACCGGAAGATTTAGGCACTTACAAACAAGCTCCTTTTGAAACAATTACAAAGGAAGAGTTTGAGGCAGCAGTAGAATCATTACACGCTGTAGATTTATCAAAAGTCATTGAGATGGTTGATAACACAGCATTAATGGATCAAGCAGCTTGTGCAGGTGGAGCTTGTGAAATAGTTTAATATTTATCAGATATGTGGAATAGTATAAGAGAAAGAATTTTCCCGCTAATTATCGCACTCTCCGCATTATCTGTAAGTGCATCCGCGGCTTTTTATAGTGTAACTGGTCTTAGCTTATTATTTGCTGGGGCCAGTTTCGCCGTAATTATTATGGCTTCTTCTTTAGAATTTGCCAAACTAGTAATAGCTTCTTTATTATATCAATATTGGGAAAAAATAAATAAAATATTAAGAACCTATTTAACAGTAGCAACATTTATTCTTATTTTAATCACCTCAGCTGGTATTTATGGTTTTTTATCTGCTGCTTATCAAGCTACAGCTAACAAAGCAGGTATAGTAGAAAACCAAATCAAACTTTTAGAAACCAAAAAGACATCCTTTGAAAAAATTAAAGGACAATATGAGGTAGAAAAAACATCTTTAACACAAAACATAACAACATTAAGAAATGCATTGGGAAGCAATACTCAGTCTTATGTGGATAATAATGGCAATGTCATTAGTTATTCTTCCGGAGCAAACCGAAAAGCTTATGAAAAACAGCTGGAGGTGGCTATCGAAAAAGACGAACAACTTACTACAAAAATTCAAACGTACAATGACTCGATAATCAGTTTAGAAACCCAAATTGTTAAAACACAAAATAATTCAGAAGTAGCAGCCGAATTAGGACCACTAAAATACTTAGCAAACTTAACAGGTGTTGAAATGGACCGAATTATTAACTGGTTCTTATTAGTTATTATATTTGTGTTTGATCCTTTAGCAATATCTTTAGTAGTTGCTGCAAACTTTGCTTTCGCCCAACTAAAGAAAAAAGATGATGTTTTATATCCTGACCCTCAGGATAAACCTGAAGATTCAGATATAGAACATAATTTTAAAAATGATGAAGAGTTAGAAGAGGCAAGTTTAGTAGATCTTCAAAAATGGGAAGAAGAAGAAAAACCAATTCCTGTGTTTGTAGATCCTAAAACAGGAAAATTGTACTATGAAGAACCTGACCCGATTAATCCTCTACCAGATGAAGCTATAGATGAAATTTTAGAAGGTGAAGAATTTAATTTAGATTTAGATGGTGATGGTGTAGTTGAAGAAGAAGAACTTAAACAAGTATTTGAACAAGCTGATACTAATAATGATGGTGTTATAGATGAAAAAGAAGCTAAAGTAGCCAATTTAGATGATGACACTGCCCAAAAATTAAATGAAGCTAATAAAATCTTTAAAAATATAGATAATACTATATATTATCCTCATAAAGTAAAAGAAGAAATATCAAAATTAAAATCCTTAATATCAGATTATTTTACTAAGAAAAAAGAGGATGATGATGACACCATAACTATATTTTAAAATCTCTTTTAGAGAGGGTTACTCCTGGTTTGGCTCATTCAAATAGTGATGCTATATTTATATCATAATAAAGAAACAAGAAATAAAGGTTATGAAAAACATTAAAGTAGTAAAAAGAGGTCGTCCAAGTAACAAAAACGTTCAAAACGCAACTTTCGTTCCATCACTGATTGATTTTTCTAAAGTTACAAAATTGGACAATTTGAATATTGATCCTAAAATGATGGCCACTATGAAAACAGGTTTGGCTGTTGATAAATTGATTTCACATGAAGGTGGTATTCCAGCCGCAACTAATATTATGATGATTGGAGATCCAGGTGTTGGTAAAACAACTGTTTTGTTGGATGTTCTTTCAGCTGCCCAAAACAAAGGTAACAAATGTTTGTTCATCTCAGGTGAGATGGGTAAAAAACAAATGTTCAAATACACACAACGTTTTCCACAATTTGGAAATATTGAAACATTGTTTATGCAAGATTTTCTTGAGTACAACACTAAAGACGTAATTGAGCAGGTTTTAGACCGTGGTTATGATTTGGTTTTGGTTGACAGTGCCGCTGAAATTATTGATGGTGTTCGTGACGACAATAATTGGGATCGTAAAATGGCTGAGAGCTGGTTGGTTGATATTTGTGTTAAAAATAACAAAGGTGAGAACAAGTCAGAAAAATTCACATCATTTATGTTGATTCAACAAGTTACTAAAGCTGGTGTATTTGCAGGTTCTAACAAATTGAAGCACTTGGTTGACGCCATGGGTGAGATGCGCCGCGAATCAGAGCGTGATGGTGGAGCCACTTTTATCAACTTTACTAAGAACCGTAATGGTTTGGTTGATAATAAAATGTACTTTGAATTGTCAAATAGTGTGATCCGTTACGGAACCACTATTTCAGCTTAATAATATAAATAAAAGTTATGAAGAAATTAACATTAGTATTAGGAGTTATTAGTTTATTTTCTTGTCAATCTAAGGTTGAAAAAATACAGACTAAAATTAATGAAAAAAAATCTCAAATAGAATTAGTTAAACAAGAGGTCGCTGAGGCAGATTCAATTAGGAGTTCTATGATTTATACTTCATTAAAACAAGGAGCTGCTTGGACTGATAGTTTAATAAAACTTGGTGCCCTAACAGAAGATGGTATAAAATTCCTAAAAAAATATCCAGGATTTTATAATGGAATGGGTACAATAGAAGCAGTATCTTTAAACCCATTTTTAAAAAATCAAGATTCTATATTCAACTCAAGAAAATATAAGGACTTATTATACATAATAAATAGTGGTAAAAGTGTTATTGATTCATTAGAAAAAGAATTATCTACTCTTAATACTACTTTAATATATGCAAAAGTAGAAGAAAAATAAAAATTAAGGTTGTCCAACCTCAAAATGGACTGGAGCTACGAAGGCAAACAGGGGTGAAGTAATTCACCTCCTTGTTTGGCTCATCCAAATCAAGATGTTATATTTATATCATAATAAAGGTTATGAGTAAAGAATTAACATCAACACAAAAAGTATTATTTAACGCCACGTTCAATTTTTGGATGGCTCAAGGTAAATCAATTGAAGAAGCAACTCAAGAAGCTTGGAATAAGATTGAGTCTGTAAATAAATTAAAAAAAGAAATAAATAAAATAGGTTTTACATATTAATAATAAAAGTTATGTTTAAAGCATTTGTAGGATACCAGATTGATGACAACGAGAACGCAGTTTTCGATATGTCCGCCGAGTTCGAATCTAGAAGTGAAGCTGAAGATTGGGTTGAGTTCATGTTGAACATGGATGGAGAGTATGATTTTGCTACTGTTGAAGAAGTAGCAGATGACTTTGAGTCACAAGTTAATGAGTTTGAAGCACAGGAAGAAGCTCGACGTGAGCTTGGAATTCCTAAAGATGTTTTTTAAATTATAAGTAATGCATTCAAGAGAAACAGTTACTAAAAAACTTAAAAAACTTAAACCTCTTAAATACAGTCAATTTCGTTGGTGGAGAACATATCAAGTTCCATCTACTTTACCTAAATCAATCCATATTGAAAAAAGAATTCAAAATGGTGATTTTGAACCATCACCTTATTTTTGGATGGCTCAAGAAGCACTTTGGGAAAAACATGATCTAGACCAATTAGATCTTGAACCATTCTATAGAGCAAAACGTGGTGGTTTACTTTTAGCTAAATATGAGAGACTAATGCATGATTTTGAAGTAGATGATAATGAGCGTCTTGATAATTTTATTGATGCTATTTATGATTATTTTGAAGTTGATAAACAAGATGTAGAAGATGAAATAAAAATGTTTGGCAAATCAATATTATCTTATTATAATCATGCTTGTAAAAAATATACTGTTAGAAGAGTCGCTCCTAAAAGACGTGGCCGCCCTAAAAAAATTATTGTATGAAAATATCACATGAAGTTCCTTTATTCCTGTTAGAAGATAGTCAAAAATTTAATGACTATGATTATGCGTTAGTTCATTTATTAGAATCAGACTCTGATTATGCTGATTATTTTATGAAGGCAAAACAACAGGGACGTTATATTATTTTAGATAACTCACTTCATGAATTAGGAACAGCATATAATGATTCAGGCTTGCTTTATTGGGTTGAAAAGCTTCGCCCTAATGAATTTATTATTCCTGATGTTTGGGAAGAAGCAAATGCTTCTATAGTCAATGCTAGAAAATGGGCTCAAATTAATTTACCTGATGAAGTAACTAAAGTAGCAGTTGTACAAGCAAAAACAATTAGAGAAGCAATTACATGTTATCAAACATATAAAGATTTAGGATATAAAAAGATTGCTTTTTCATATGGTGGTAGCTATTATTTAGAGTACTCATCACATCCTAATAAAAATTTAGCTAAAGCATTAGGCCGAATTGAAGTAGTGACTCGTTTATATAATTCTAAAATTATTAGTCATGTAGATAGAGTACATTTACTAGGTTGTCAAGTACCACAAGAGTTTAGTTGGTACAAAGATATGTCATTTATTGAATCAATTGATACATCAAATCCTATTATGGCTACTATTGATGGTTTACCTTATACAACAAATGGTTTAACTGAAAAACCAAAAGCCAATATGAATGATCATTTTTATATGGCTGCTGAAGATATGGATTTTGAATTATTAGATTGGAACATTAAACACTTTAGAAAATTACTTAAATAATGCAAGTATTTCTCCCATATCCAGACTTTAAAAAGTCACTTGAATCCCTAGACAATAAACGTTTAGGTAAACAAAGAGTTGAAACTTATCAACTTATAGCAGGATTAGAAGGCAGACCAACATTAACTGGGAAACCATACTCTAAAGGTAGAGTAAACCATCCTATAAGCAAGATGTTTCGAGATAATATACCTGCGTTAAAACATTATTTAAATGTGTCTATAGACGTTTGGGTTGAAAGAGGCAAAAATAATACTATGAAAAAAGAAGAAATCAATGAAGAAATTACTATGCCTTTTTGGTTTGGAAATGAAGATTTTCATAGGTCACATAGAGCAAATCTATTAAGAAAAGACGCTGATTATTATGGTGCTCATGGTTGGAATGAAAATCCTAAATTACCTTACAGGTGGTATGATATGGATAAGAAACAATGGTACGACCAAACAGCAGGAACAAAAGAAAAAATTTACTTAAAATGAACAACACAGATACAAATCCAGCATGGGAAAAAATGTTTAAAGAAGTTTTAGACGAAATCCTTAAAAATTGTGCCTTCCTTAGCTTGGAAGACTATCAAGAATTAGTTAAATTAGCAAATAAAAAAAACAATGAATAAACAAGCAGTATTGTCACTAAGTGGAGGTATGGACAGCTCCACATTGTTGCTTCATCTACTTGCCGAGGGCTATGAAGTGACAGCACTGTCTTTTG